TTTAACTTTCATCGGATTGGTGATTGTTGTTCTTCTTCTGCTTGGACAATGCAGCCGCAACGCTACGCTTAATCAAAAGATTGATGAAATCACAGTTGAATTAAACGCGTCTAACGCTAACATTGCCGCAGCTAACGATACGGTTGAGGTTTATAAGAATAGAAAAGGATTCTTGGAGGCTGAAATCAAAACTTATCAGATCTCAGCTGAAGGATTAAAGAATGCTAATGCAAAACTAACCAAGGATTATGTTTCATCTTTAAGCCTTAATAGAAATCTTAAGAATGTTAACTCTTTATTGAGAGCTGAATTAAGAGATAAAGATAGTATTTTAGCTAACGGAACTCTAATGCCAGATTCAACATTTATCTTATCTGATAATCAGGACTATGGAGATGGAAGTTATAGAAATATAAAAGTAACTGGAAAGATTCAAGATTCAACCGTCAATGGTACTATCACACTTGACCAAAGCATCAGATTATGGATGGCCGTTGAAGATATTAAAGGCGTTAAGTCTCTAAAGCTTGCTACAAAATATCCATTTGACAGTTTTGATATTCAAGGAATTGAACTTGTAAATAAAGATTTGAATACATACCAAAAGAAAAGTAGATGGAACATAAGTGCAGGAATCGGATTAGGAGTTGTTCCTAACGGTACCACTGGACTTGCAGTAACTCCAACCGTTGGTATTATGTTGGGCTGGTCACCTAAATGGCTACAGTTCTAAAGAAATTAAAAAGTAAATGGCACAATCATCAAAATACGCTAGATTAGATCAGGATGTTCTATTAGAGTTCATTTATCACGATCAAACTGTCGCCACTATTGCGAACTATCAGATTGAAATTGATGATAATGGTTCTCATGTTAAGGCATTAAATACTACTACTTCTATATCAGGTACTCGTCATTTGATTCACGAGTTAGGTTCTAATGTTGTTAACTTTGATATTACGACATCAGGTGCTTATGTATTAGTTGAAAACTTCGCAGCTAGACCATTAACGCTCGAAAATGGTAAGACGTATAAGTTTAACCTAGCAACATTAGCAGATCCTACGCTATTCACTATTTCAGGTGGCGGTTCAGCCATTCTTTTAGGTTCAGTTCTAACATTCACTCCAACTGTGAATGGAATCTATCAATACACATACGATGATTTCATAGGTGGTAAGATCACTGTTCAAAATACCGCAAATCCTTTGTACGCAACGGCTGATGAGGAAACAGGTAATGATATTAAAACCGGAGTTGGTCAAGTTGAAAGATACCAAGCAGTTTCGGCAGATACAGCTGGTTCAAAATACGCTTTACTAGATTCAACTAACAATTACATTGATAATAACGTTGATTGGACAGGTGATGATTCAACCACTATTGACCAAGCAGATGCAGTAGATATTCCATCTAATACAATTACATACGATACAGTAAGACTTCACCTTAAATCGGGTTATTCATTCGCTGCCAGAGGGTACCAGGGTTTCCTTTTCCAAGTTGCAGCGCCTAGAGTTTCTGGAGTTAGATCATATTTTACTTCAATCGTTTATTTGAATTCATCTTCATTTGAGATTCAAAACCCAAAGCCATTTATTATTGGTGAAACACTTTACTCAAAGTTCATTGAGGTTAAGATTCCATCACTAGTTAATATGGATCCTGATTTTGCGAATTGGTTCTTTGGAACTGGGGCTGATGCAGTAGATCCTACAGCTAACTATGAGATTACATATAAGTTAATCGATTCATTTGAAACTTCAACAGGATTCGATTACATTAACACGGGCGAAGAAGTAACTCTAACTCTTTCTAGAGAAGATGAGTATGCTAATATAACGGCAGTACTACAACCAGCTTCTGATGGAGATTACTTTGAAATGTACGGTGCAATTAACGGTTCAATTGTTGAGTTTGATAATTACATTAATGGTAGAATTCAAACTCAAGGAGATGACATCACTGTTTTCCATGACATTTCAGTTTATGAGCAGATTGCATCTTTCTTTGATAAGACGTATGAGATGTCAATTGTTCAAGCAGAAAACTTTGATCAGTCAATTCCATTTAGACCAGTAATTCAGAACTCTTCTAATGCTGTAGCATATAATATTGACTACACTTTGAGAATTTATAATGAAAAGAATAATTCTCAAATTGTTAAGAGAGCTTCATTCACATCTTATGAGATTGGAAAGTATGGCAAATCACTAAGAAAGGTTAACCTACCTTCCTCAAATAGATTGTTCAAGATTTATAATACTCTACCAAACGTATTGGAAAGTAGAGAGATTTCATCTAATTTAAACGCTCTTCCTCAAACACAAGTTAGATTCGTTCCAACATTTATTGAAAGAATGAACATCGTTACGGGTTCAACTAACGTCACTATAGTAGATAATGAAGTTATTGACTCTTCAGAAATAACTTATTTCGCAGATGGTCAATCAAATCTCATGCTTAGTCCATACGATAACTTCATCAAATTCAAAATTGCTAAGAAGGATGGAGATAGTTTGATTGCAATCTCGCTTGAAGGTGCTGATAAAGTTATTCTAGATATTTCTGGAGCAACTATAGAAAATCAAATGAATTATGATGATGTTGATTTGAGCCAAGGAGAAGTAATGTTTAAAGTAACTCAAGATCAGGCTACCACTGCTAAGTCGTTGCAGAATGCATCAACTGCCCCGGTAACATACACCATTTCTATTATGAATGGTAGCACTAAAACATTAGTTCACCACGGAACTTACAGTGTGATATGATCTTAAATTCACGTAGTAATTTATACAACTTTAAGTTTCCAAGAAACTTCATTCCTAAGGAGGTGGCTGATAAGTACCGTCCTTATTTGAATAGGATGCCAGGTAACTTGATCACTGAACCTATTGATTACATTAACTATGCAATTCAAGGCATATCAATTCCAGGTGTAACCTTCGATCCAGTTGAACAATCACCTAACGATGGTACCGTTACTTATAAGCGTGGTTTGATTCCAATTCAAAATCTAGTCACAAGGCAGTTCACTGTAACTATGCAACTCCTTGATGGTTTCATTAATTATTGGATTATGACGGACACTCTATTGTACTATTATAACCGTGACAATAAAGAATCTTATACTGACGATTTGAAACTTCAGATCCTAGATTCGGAGGGTCTTCATGTGATGAGCGCCGTTTTTGAGAAGCCAATTTACAACAGTATCAATGAGCTATCATTAAACATGAGTCAGAATGTTGCTGAATTCACTACGTTTGATTGTGGGTTCTATTATAACAAATTTAATTTGATTAACGAATTAGACTAATATATAGAGTATGAGAACTTTTATCGAATATCTTGAAGCACAGAACGTTACAGAGGCAGAATTGAATGCCCTTAACGAGTCATTGCAATCTGAATGGACTGACGAACTCGAAGAAAGAGTTGACGCAGCTGTTGACGCATTTCTTGCTGAATATAAAAACGAAGACGGTACGTACGATATCGATAAGTTTAACGTTGAACTTACGAATGAAGGTGTTCTGGGTTCTATTTTAGGAGGTCTAACTGGTTTTGCACTTGGTAAATCTGTTGGTAAACTTCTGGCTAAGACGCTTGGTATTGAAAAGGGCTTGATGTACGATCTATTAACTTCAAGACTTGTCGGCGCCGCTCTAGGTGCAAGTCTTGGTAAAAACATGTTCTAATGAACTACGTCGGAATCGACTTTTCTATTAATTCTCCAGGTGTTTGTGTTTTAAAGGATGGGAAACCTCATTGGATTTCATACCTAAATTCTACAAAATCTACAAAGAAGGATAAAGCCGCTCAACAAGAGATGGCCAAGCTATCGGACGTTAGTCTTGTTTTTCAAGACGAACCTGATATTTCTAAACACGAACTCACTAGAGTTAATCGACATATTAACATTGCCGAAAATCTAATGGCAATGATCATTGAGCACACTGATCCATCTAAACCTTACAGGATTTATTTTGAGGGTGCTTCTTATGGTACTTCTAGATTTGGTACCAATTCACTACTGGATCTTCAAGCAGCTGCATCAATCCTTAAATGTAAATTGATTGAAACCTTAATCGTTGAAGACCTTGACGTTATTGCTCCAACCGCAATCAAGAAGTTTGCTGGCAAAGGTAACATGAACAAAGAAGCGATGTGGAAAGCATTTGTTGACAGTGACTCCTTTCAGTCCTCTGAATTTCATTCTTTTTGTCAACCCTTTCGTGATGAGAAAAAACTAGTGAAACCTTTAGATGACTTGGTTGACGCTGCCTTCCTCTTAATGTATTTACTGTCGTTGCAACCTTCAACCCAGGATTAGAACCAATCCTTCTATGCTTCCTGGGCCCGATTGTTTCAGAGACCATTAAATATAATCAGATAATAAGTTTGGTGTAAACAAATCTCTACGGGCGGGATATATAGAATATGAAAACACTAACTTCCGTAGAGTTCTTTCGTCTGCTATACATAGTCGACAGCATGCTCAATTATAAGCTAATCACACAAGATGAAGCAGAAGCCTTCATAGCTAAGACAGGTTATGTCAAGATTAGCGACACGGGATATCATGCACCTGACGGTACGGTACACGAGACAAACGGGAGTAAGTAATTTCTATGCTTATGAAACAAACTTAGGTTTGTAGATATAAGTATTGTTAAAGTTTCTCTAAAAGACACATTAACGGGATAATTTAAGTTTAACAATTTTTAAAGGAAACATGGCAGATTTTGACATTTTTAATCTGAGTGTCTCAGACGTAGACACACACGAGACAGCCTCAAACACACGAGAAGAGGTTATCTACAAACCTACCGCAGATGACGGTAAAGACGGTACTTACAAAGCACTTATTCGCTTCGTACCAAACCCTGAAAACCCACGTAAATCACTGGTTCGCAAGTATGTCCATTGGATGACTGACGCCTCTGGCACTGGTCGTTTGATCGATTCACCTGCATCAGTCGGTGAAAAGTGTCCAATTCAGGATGCATTCTTTCGCCTTCGCAAATCAGACTCAGCCGTTGATCGCAAGATGTCTGAAAAGCTAAAGCGCCGTGAGCAGTACTATTCGCTCATTAAAATCATCAAGGATCCACAACGTCCTGAGCTAGAAGGTCAATACATGATCTTCAAATTTGGTTACAAGATCAAAGAAAAGATTGATGAGGAATTGAAGCCTTCATTCGGCGAGTCAACTCAAGTATTTGACTTGTTTGAAGGTAAGAACTTCGAGTTGATTATTACACGCCAAGGCGAGTACAACAACTATGATAAGTCTAAGTTCTCTTCTTCTCGATCTGCAGTTATCGTAGATGGTAAAGCAGCTGAACGTACCAAGGAAGCGATGGCATCCATCAAGACTGAATTGGATAAGGCTCCAAAGCTAGAAGTATATGAATACAAAGTATGGGACGATCAAACACGTGACTTTGTAAATTCAGTACTTGGTCAATACGTTAACCCAAGCGAAGCAATGACAGCTGTGACTTCAAAATCAGCTCCCGTTGCAAAGAAAGCATATACTCCTGAAGTAGAAGCTGCGTTCGACTTGGATAATGTATCTTCAGAACCAGCAGGAAGCACTGCTAAGGTGAGCGATGATGATGACTTGGAATCATTCTTGAATGACCTCGACATCTAATTTATCAGAAGATTTAAAGCAAAAAATCAGAAGTTTGGTGAAGCAGGTGGTTGTAGAAAACCACTCTGCCTCTCCCAAACAAATGATTAAGGAAATGTCAGGTCGTTTGAACCTGGCATGTCCTTATTGTGGGGATTCCACAGAGGATCATACCAAAAAGAGAGGTAATCTTTTTTGGGATACTCTTCAGTTTCACTGTTATAATTGTAGTCATCACACTGATCTGAATACATTCTTAAAGGATCATGGTTTACGAGCAGGTTCAACTGATGAAACAGTTCAAATCATCGAATACATTAGGGAAAAGAAGATTGACGTTAAAGACATTCAAACTCTTCAGCATTCGGTTTATAATAATGCAATAAAACTTGCAATACCCGTACAGGATTTCAAGGCCTTCTTTAAGGCCAAATCTATTCAACCTGGCGATTTTGCATGGTTCTATCTAAGAGGAAGATTGTTACATCGTCACATCGATGACTTTCTTTTTTCAGATATGGGCAAAAGATTGTGGATTCTAAACAAGACACCTGACGGCAAAATCTTAAGTTGTCAAAGTCGTCAATTAGGCAAGAATGCACGATCAAAGTATTTGACGTATGATCTTGAAAAATTGTATGAAGAAATGAATCGTCCATTTCCAGTTGAAGGAGATGATGTCATTGCCGTTAATAAACTATCAACTCTGTTTGGTCTAATGTACGCTGATATGGGTCGTCCAGTAACAGTGTTTGAAGGACCTCTTGACGCAAAGTTTATGAGCAATTCGATTGCTCTTGCAACGGCTGGTCGTTCAACTACCGAGCTAGACGAGATTCCAACAATCCGTTACATGTTTGATAATGACGAAACGGGTAAAAAGAAGATGTTAGAGAAACTAAAGAAGGGTAAACAGGTTTTCATGTGGTCTAAATTCCTAGACGATACGAAAATGAATATATATTCAGATAGTATAAAGGATTTAAACGATCTGGTTAAGAAGTGTTTTGAAATTAAGAACACCTCACCTCTAAGCAAAATCAATCAGTATTTTACAGATTCACGTTTAGATGCCTTGTACGTATGATTAGTTTTGATTGGATGGAAAAGGAACTTGACCAGTTTCACGAAGACCACGATGGTCGCAAAAACATGAAAGCGTTGATTGATTTCGATCAAATCGATATTTCATTTAGCGAGGTAGGATTAGAATTTAGCACGCCAAAGATGAAAAAGAAGTTAACTGCAAATCCATGGACCCCGTTGAAAAACAACAAAGGTCAACTTTTTTAAATGTAACCAATGCAAGTAGAGAAAAACAAAATAGTACAAGTTGATCAGTACCTTGGAAATCAGCGATCAGAATGGACTTCAAAGATTAGAGAGCTTGCAAAGGCCTTTAAGAATGTTGATGACTTAAATGATGCAATGGTGACAATTCCATCTTATCGCCAAATCATCATTGAACAGATAGCACAACTGAACATCAAGATCAAGGAACAGGAACGTAAACTGTCAAAGACTTATAAAGAGTCTTTCATCAAGTATTACGAATATGATTATAAACTCACTGACAAACAAAGGGAATCGTTCTTAAAAGCCGATATGTCAGATGAGAGCATGATTCTATCCCTATTAGAAACACAGATGGATTTCATGCGTGAATCGGTTAAGACTCTAGACAATATGAGTTGGGCCGTTCGCAATAAATTACAGTTGAACGGTCTGTAATTGCGAGAATAAAAATGCTCAACCAATGAGTGGAGCTAACTTTAACTGACAACGCTCAGTTCTTAAGAATTGATCAGGCAACTGATCTTGAACTTGAGCAGTTGAACATATCGATGACTCGTCGAATCGAGGGTTGGCGTTTCAACCCCCTAGTTAAAAGGGGTGTTTGGGACGGTTACATCTCGTATGTAAAAGACGATAAGTGGATTCCTTCCGGTTTATGGCAAGAAGTGATGAAGATCTGTAAGAGCTACAACTATGAGCTTAAGATCAATGGCATTACTCGGCTGTTTGACAGAGACATAACATCAGAAGGATTCGAAGAATGGTCTCTTGAGTTTTTTGAAAGATCAGAAATGACTCCAAGGGACTATCAAATAGAAGCCGCATTTAACATTCTAAAATTCAGACGCTCTCTATCTGAGCTTGCTACATCAGCCGGTAAGACAATGATTTCTTTCATGGCAGTTGCATATATGCTAGAGAAACAAAAGGCAAAAAAGATTTTGTTTATCGTACCTAACGTATCCCTGGTTGTTCAAGCAACTGAGGACTTTGGAGAATACAATTACGAGAATAGAATTCAAATGATGATTCAGCAAGTTTATGCTGGTCAAAAGATTAAAGACTCTAGAAACATTGTTATAGGAACATATCAATCGCTAGTTAAAAAGGGAAAAGACTTCTTTGAACAGTTTGATTGTGTGATTGTCGATGAAACGCACAAGGCCAAATCAGCCTCAATCAAAACCATTCTACAGAAGTGTGAAAACGCGACCTATAGGTTTGGTTTATCAGGTACTATTCCAAAGGATAACACACTAGATCGTTTAACCTTAATGTCACATACTGGACCTCTTATCACTGAGGTTAAGGCCGCTTTTTTACAAGATGAAGGTCATATTGCAAAGTGTAATGTGAAAGTAATTGAAATGAATTACGCACCAGAAACAGCACGTAAGGCGTTTATGGAATTGTCAACAAACAGATACGAAAATAAAGACGTATTTCAGCTTGAACAAAACTACATTATACAATCACCTGGAAGATTAAACTTTATTAGTAAAGTAATCGCTAAGATTCCAAACAACTCACTTGTGCTATTCCATAGAATTGAACACGGTAAAAGACTATACGAAGAACTTCGTAGAAGAAGTAACAAGGCAGTCTACTATGTTGATGGAGGAACTGATAAGGATATTAGAGAAGAATATAAAAAGAAGATGGAACAAGGTGATGACATTATCATCGTCGCGTCTTATGGAACGTTCTCGACAGGTATCTCAATTAAAAAGATTCACAACATCTTTTTCACCGAGTCTTTCAAATCCGAGATCATTATTAGACAGTCAATTGGTCGTGGCCTTAGACAACATGAATCAAAGGATGCTGTAAATATCATTGACTTCGTTGACGATATTACATACGAAGGCCATCACAACTACCTATATAAACACGGTATTGCCCGCCAAAAGATCTATAGACAAGAAAAGTTTAGATATGAAATTAAAAGGGTAACCTTTGAGGGTGATATATAGTCTTAAGATAACATACTACAAAAATACATAATCATTTGCAAATGGAACGTATTCAAAATTTCAAGTCATTTTCTACGCTAAAAACACAGCTTAGAGAAGAGGCCGAGAACCAACAAAAAGAAGTTTCAAGAGGTGAAGCGGCCGCTTCATTTAATGGGCTTCTGAAGAAATATAACGTAACTAGAGCTTCTGAACTTACAGAAGATCAGTTAGAGGCTTTCACCGCCGAACTATTCGATCTAAACGAAGAAGAGGCTGGAATTGCTGAAGGTAGAGCTTTCATTTTCGCTGCTTCAAAGGCAAAAAGAGAGGGTAAAAAAGAGTTCGAATGGAACGGTAAGAAATACCCAATCACTTTGAAAGAATCTGAGACAGAGGAAGCAAAGGAAACCGAAGAAGTTAACGAAGGCAAAAGAGAGCGTAGTTCAGTAGTCAATGCTTGGAAAAAGTCAGGCGTTAAAGAACTAAATGCAATCGCTAGGGTTTACGCTGATGCAATGGAAGATGCTAACTTTCACCAAGAAATCGTTACGTCAAAGGCAATCGGTTCTGCATCGAGAGCAAAGGGCCAAGGTCAAGTTTATTCAGACATCGCTAACGCTGCTAAGTGGGACGGTTATGCAATCGCTAACGGCACAGTAGATTACCTAAAAGAAATTGGTGAAAATGACGCGGCTGATAAGCTTCTTAACGCTATCACAAAATTCAATCTTAACGAGTCAGTTAACCTAAACTCTCTAGAGCAAATCATTGAAGAAGGTACAAGAGGCCAATTCGGTAAGATTTATAAGTCAGGCGAGATTGCATCAGTATACACTCACTACGATTCTTACCCAGAACACATGTTGCCAGTTATTAAGAAAGGTTACAAATCTGGTTCTGATGTTGATGCAGTTATCACAAAGGGAGATAATTCAGGTCTAGAGGCTGACATCAATAAGATTAAGTTCTATAACGATAAAAACTCTATGACACCTCTTAAGGGTTCAGTTAAGAATTTGAAGAAGTATATCAACGACGCTGACGCTAATGGTGCAGAATATGCATACCTTTATGACGAAAGAGACGGCAAGTGGTACATGATCGACCTTTATGGAGATAGAGATCTTGTTCCAGCTTTTGAAGCAGTAGTCAATGAAGAGAATGAGCAATTATTCGAAGCAGAAGTTGAAATGGACGCAATGGATCCAGACAATAAAGACTTCTTAAAATTCTTAAAGAAGAATAATGTTAAAATTATTAACAAGCAAATGGACGGTCCAGCAGGTGGTCACCCAGTTATCTTAATGCAAGGTAAGAGAAAAGACCTTGAAACTGTATTAGCAGATTGTGATTATGGATGGTGTGACGAAGACTTAGCAGAATACATTAAAGAATCAAAAGTATATGAAGCTGAAGTAGATATTTACGACGAAGTCGGCGGTCTAATTGAAGATCTATACGCAAAGCTAAATGATCTAGCTGAAGAAACAACCGACGCAGCTTGGAGAAAGGCCATTCAGAATATCATTAAAAACGTTGAAGCAGTTGAAAACAACCTTGGCAAAGCATCTAGCAAACTAGGTATTGTTCCAGTTCGCGAGTCTGATGAAGTTGAAGAAGGCAATGCTTTCGGTGACGCAGTAAGAAAGGCTAAAGAAGCTGGCGAAGAAGAGTTTGAATTCGATGGTAAGACTTACAAGGTCGAAGAGGCAGCTAAGGACGAGCAAAAGGCAATGGAACTTTATGTGTCTCTAGTTGATCTAAAGAAAGGTAAGCACTCTGAGTCTGAACTTCAATCAATGTCAGAAGACGAGCTATTCAATCTTGTTCAAACAGAAGGTGGTCTAAAAGGCGCTGAAGCAAAGAACGTTGCTAAAGAGCTTGCAAAGATCGCTAAAGGATAAAAATAATCTGACCCGGATTTTTCCGGGTCGGTTTTTTTGGTTATATTAGCCCTATGAAACACGTTAAACTATATGAACAGTTCATCTCTGAAGGTATTTTCATGACCTATAATCAGATGACTCCTTATGAGTACAACAAATTTGTTGAATCATACAAGGAGCTTCACCCTGATAACATGGTATCTTATGACAAGAAGCAGGATATGACATACGGTTTTCGTAAAGGTTCTAAAGAGGCTCATTGGAAATATGATCACGATACATTCAAATTACAACACAGTGAAAAGGACAGAGATGTTCTAGGCCTTATTCACGGTAAAAAGTTTGTTGCTAAAAATCACCCATGGTCACTATGAAACGCGTAAAATTGTACGAAGCATTTGTTAATGAAGAAGTATCTTTCTCAAAGATTAAGAAATCATTGAAAGATGCTGCCTTCCCAGTGACACTAGTAGTTCACGCTAAAGGCGCCCAGGTTGGAGCAGTCATTCATCAGGAAGTAATTAACATTCCCGACGCCGTTCCAGCGAACTGGACAACTCTTAAAAAGCGTTACCCAACGTCCGGTTATCATTTCACACTTGAAGATGCTACCGGTAAAATAGTATTTCAAGATAAAATCTAATGAAATTATTAACTTATAACCAATTCATCGTTGAAAGAGCAGGTCAAAGCTTGGCCGGCTCTGACCTCGTTTTAGAGGGTGGTGCTGCTGGTCACATGTCACATCCGTTTGATGACAAAGATCTAACGTTTGGCGACTTTAAAGCCATGATTGAAGCAGGTCTAAAGGGAGAATTGAACTTCGAAGAAGATCCAACTGAAAAAACAGATGGTCAAAACATCTTTGCAACAGTTAAAGATGGCGTTACAATGTTTGCAAGAAATGCAGGTCAGTTGAAAAACCCATTGGACCTTAGTGGAGTTACTTCAATGTTTGCTGATCACCCTTCAGAGGGAGTTCGTAAGACATTTACTATGGCAGCTAATGATTTAGCTTCAGCCCTAGGCAAATTGAAGTCAGATTCACAAGAAAAATACTTTGACGGCGGTAAGAACTTCATGAATATGGAGTTAATCTTTTCGGGTAACTCTAATGTCATCAATTACGATAAAGATGTAATTCAGTTCCACGGAATTAAATACACTGACGGTAACGGAAACATTACTGGTGAGTCTGGTCCTGGAGCAGCTAAAGAGCTTACAAAGATTCTACAAGACGTTAATGCTCACATTGGTAAAACATTCACGATCATTCCTCCACAGGTTCTTGTTCTGAGAAAGCACCAAGACTTTTCTGCCAAGCTACCTTATTTCATGAAGAAGATTGAAGACCTTAAGAATCGTTACAAGCTTTCTGATTCAGACGAGGTTTCACGTTATCATGAAATGTGGTGGAGAGAAGAGATCGATGCTTCATTCCCTAACCTTACACAAGACGTAAAAGAAGGTCTTCTTCAGAGATGGGCCTATAACAACAAACAAGGCATGGACTTTAGAGCCATGGCCAAACTCGTTGACGCTGCAGGTATGGATAAGATCAAGCAATACGATAAGATGGATGCTGGTAAGAAATACAAAGAAAACATTAGACCATTTGAAGATCTTTTCCTAGAGTTTGGTTCTGAGGTTCTAAAGAATGCTTCAAACTTCTTGGCTGCTTCACCTGATCAGGAAATGCAAAGACTTCACAATCAGATTAGAACAGAGGCGGGTAAGATTAAGAAAGGCGGAGACGTTAAGCAAATTCAAAAGGTTGAAGCTGAACTTGACAGACTTTCAAGAATTGGTGGAATTGATTCAATCATTCCTTCTGAAGGTCTAGTGTTCAAGTATAAGGGTAAAATATATAAGCTAACTGGCACCTTTGCTGCAATCAACCAGCTAATGGGTATTATTAAATACGGAAGATAAAAATGGCACTACCTAAACTTAGAGATCACTTCAACGATACGAATCGCGAAAACTTCATGGCAATGTTAACCCAAAAGGTTCACGCTGTTGAGAAGATCGCTGCTTCATCATTTCACGTCAGAAGAGATGATCTAACCAACAAGTACTACAAATCAGGTTCTGAAAGAGCTATGGATATTGTAGATCGTACTATCGTTAGATTTTATGAAAATGCTATTCGTCACTTTCAAGGTTTAGGTGATGAAATGAAGAGCGACATGCCGAAGGATTGGAAGTTTGGTTTTGATTATCTGATTGAAAATGAAACTCCAAATTTTAAGTACGCTCTTCTTCCTAAGAATAATTTAATTCTAACGCATATCCAGGTTCTTAACGAATCAGGCAGGGTTTCTAAGGTGATTAGAGACACTGAGGTCCTAAACAAGTGGGCAAAGAAACTTGATGTTCAAAAGCCACCTGTGATCTTCGAAGGCATGCTGACGATGTTCCAGAAGGAGCAATTGATCAAAATTCTAGAAATGAACGATAATGAATTTGAAAAAGTATACGAAAATCGTTCATTCACCAGAGACATCTATAACATTTTTAATTCAGGCATGTCTAGAACTGCGCTGAATGAATCAGTTAATGAAGAAATTGATGGTTTAGTTGTTTCGTTTGTTGATGGCAAATCAATGAAGTCTTTCAAGCTAGAAGATTATAGAAGAAAGAATGAAGAAACAGAAAGAAAGTCTTCTGATGTTTATCAAATCACAATGGTAGACGTTATTGAATACTTCACAAACCATGATTTTTCACAATACAAACTAGTTGAAGAAAAGAAAGACAGAAGATTTATAGAAATCATGTCTGAATCATTTAACGATTACATTAAGGCTAATGCCGCAAAATATATTGGTGTTAAGTTTGAGACAGCTGATTTCGCAAAGAATGAAGCCTTTAATCTAAACACCGCGTTTTTGAAAAACGAACAAACCTTAAAATACGTCAACAACCCAATCCTATCTGAGCTTTTCAAAATTGTTTTATCTTCTTTTAGAAATAAAAGAGAGAAGGCAAGTGATATTCTAACCGAGGACATGGTTGCACAGCTAAACGAGATCATCGATAAGATTTACGAGCAGATTGACGCAAAATTAGAAGAGAACGACGTAATGGACTTTACATCATTTAAGAAGTGGTCTTCAATTCAGGAAGATGCTCCAGAAGGAGAAGTTAATGAAGCCCTAAAGGTTAAGACCCTAGAACATGGTAAACAAAAAGTAAATATGTTTGTTGGCAGATTCCAACCTTTTACTCTAGGTCACGCTAAAGTTCTTCAGTCTCTACATGATCAGAACGGCCTACCAGTTGTAGTATTCCTAGTTAAGTCAAAGACGGCTAAAAAGGAAGATGCATTCAAAAGACCTTATGACGAGGCAATGCAAATGAAAATGTTTAAGGCAGTTCAAAGGGAATACAAGTTCCTAAAAGATATTATTGTTGTTCCATTCGCTGCAATTGACGCCCTATTCAATGAGTTAAGACCTAAGTACGAACCAGTCTTATGGGGTACAGGTACAGATAGAATGGCAGCTTACTCTTCACAGGCATACAAAGAAACGTACAGAGAACAATTGAACGTTCTACCTGAGTTTGGTATGCATGAAATTCACAGAACAGATGATGACATCTCAGCAACTGCGGTTAGAAACGCAATGATGTCCGATAATAAGACAGAGTTTCAAAGAATGACACCAAAGTCACTTCACGGAATGTACCCAGTTCTACAGTCTGAGCTTTTAAAAGCTATGACAGCTGCGGAGTCAAAAGTAAATGAAGAATTGATGACCTTTGAACAGTTCATCAACAAGTTTAGCAATGAGTAATTTAATTAGATCTAATTTTGCAAGAGAACTTCAGCTGATCAACGAGACTGAAGAATACACAGCATACGGAATTAAGAACCCTGCTCTTACTAAAGCGGTTTCTTCTAAGAAGGCACAATTTGATAAGTACCTTCAAAACCTACAAAGGACAGGAGGTTCACCTTTTGCCGACATGATTAAGACACTTAATTCCCTGTCAGGTAAGGATCTTGCAATCTTCGTTGAAGGACTTGGAAAGTATTCGAGCCTTGAGGCCCTACAGCCTAACTATCTTAAAGAAGTTAATTCATCTTCGTTCTCAAATGGTCTATTCAATACGCAATCAAAGGGTATTGGTCCTGGTGAATTGTGGTTGGCTTGGGTGGTTGATGGTGTTAGAATCTCAGGCGGCGGAGAATCCTTTGACGTAACACACAATGAAAAAGGACAATACGAAGTTAAGTCATACGCTGACTCTCATTCTCCATTCAGATTGGGTAATGCAGGTGCAGCTTCTCAATTCGTATGGTTGAGAAAAATGAGACACGTTGCCGAAATCACAGAAGAGATTGTTGCAATTCCAGGTCTAAAAGATATGCACCCTGAAATCTTCAATGCAGCTGCGACCGTAAATTCAAGAGGTGAAGGTAAATCAGCAGCTTCTGATTTTTCTAGAGGTGAAGTATCAAAAGAACTTATTAGCTCTGTGATTGATTTCATTAAGATTGCAAAAGAGCAATTAGCGAATAGGTCTACAGGATACGATATCATTGAGGTGAAATCAACTTCACCCGGTAATCCAAACATGTCTTTTATTATCGAACCCGCAAAGGAAGCAGATATTAAAGCAGGTAAATTTAAGATCATTAAGCAAGTTAATATGGCTGACGTTTCAAACGAAGAAGCACTATACAGAATGCTTGCAAAGAACGAATATGTTAGAGCAGGCGTTGAATCGCTAGTTAAAGACATCAATGATGGTCTTGCAAATGTTGAAAAGAAATACGCTAAAATGAAATTCGTTGTCTTTAGAAAAGAGGCAATGAACATTACTTCAGGGTTGAAGAAGGTTCAAGGAACCGATATTGCATCACAATACGGAGCTGGTAAAGAAGCCATCTTTGGTATGTCAGGAGCCCTACTAAGAGTAAGAGAAGATGCGTAATATATAAAATAAGATATTAAAAAAGACAACACTTAAAAATGAGAGTATTTGAGTCATTTGGAACATTCTTAAATGAATTCTACAACGAAGATCAGGCTTATACCCTGTTCAAAACTTATGGTGGTAGAAACATTGAGAGAAAGCCAGCTTACACATCTGATCTTTTTGGTTCAAACGCTGTTCAGCTGAAAGACGCACAGCAAAAAGAACTAGACCTAACCCACATTCCAGTTTATACATCTAAGGATGTTTGGGGTAAAATGGCACCAAAAGGAATCTATGCTAATTTTGCAAACACACCTACTGAAACGATCTTTATTCTTTGGTTGAATCACGAACAAGGTGAACTTAAGGACTACTACGGTCAATGTGTTTTCGTTGATACTCAAGGCGCTAATTACGTAAGATACGGCTTTGGTATGGACTACGAACCAGATCTAAGCAAATTTGCAATGGGCGTACCAGAATCTCTAGAAAACGAAGTTGAGATTGAAGGCGAAATTGACGAAGCTAAAGGTTACAACATGGAAGACATCAGATATGCGATGCAACAAGTGTTCAGTGAGGTTGGCTTTGATAAAGCTCTGAAAAGAATCTCTAAAGTTAAAGGTGGTTTCCAAATGAACATGTCATCGTACATGTCTCCATCTTCCCTTGAAGGTTATGGCATGATTAAGATGTTTAGCGAAATCATGGGTCACGAGTTCAAAATGGACGTTGATTCATTCACAAAGGGTGGCCTTACATCTATCGTAATCCTAGAAGGTGAACAAATCACCGAAGGTAAAATCACTCTAAAAAGACGTTACACTGACAACTATCCACAGATCACAGTATCTAAGTTTGGTCCAGTCAGAGACAAGATCATCGAAGCAATTGCAGACGGTAAAGTAACGACTGAAGAATTTGAAACAATCATTAAGGAATTCTCTACTGCTTCTAGAAGATGGGCGAAATCAAATCGTCACTACTTCAACGTTTCAGAAGATGGTATCTCACTGTCGAAGTACGGCCAGAGAATCCTATCTAAAATTAAAACAGTAAACGAAAATGAATAAGATTCACACAACATTCGAAAGCTTTGTTAATGAGTCATTAGAGGTTAACGAAGCATTCAAGTCTTCAAAGTTGGCTTCTATTCTTGGCCTATCTTCGGCTAGGAAGGACATAATGAAAGCAGTTTATAATTTCACTAAGGTTAAGCTAGATGAAATTACTGACGATCAAGTGGTTGAACTACACCCAGCTGAGGCTTATAAGACCAAAGCTCACCCTAACGCTATCTTTTTCTATATCTCCGATAATGAGAAAGGAAACCCATACGCTGATCACAGTCAATCTAAATACACCGGTTACGGTACTATTCCAGGTAACACTCTTTTGGCCATTGCAAATGGTAAAAATGAAATGTTTGCAATGGATTACACTAGAGGATGGAATAGATCAGCTCCTTACGAACCAAAACTAAAGAATGCCGGTAAATACGGTAAAGAAGCTTCATCTATAGGCATTGACAAGCAACATTCTGGTTATGGTGCTTCAGGTCTATCAAACATCAAGAGAATTTCTGAGGTTTCAGATAGAGTTCTAATGTTTGATCCATCTATTCTTCCAAGCGCTGCAGATCAAAAAGCTAGCAGATCAGCTGCTAAAGCAGGCGCAACAGCATTCATGACAGATAAGGAATTCAAACAGGAGAACATGAACAGATACAAAATGATTCTTGCAACTAGAGCAGCCAGTGATGATATTGACGGTATGGTTGAAAAGGCAATTGAAACTGTAACTGGACATATTCAAAGCGCTCTTAAGAATAAGACTGCGGGTAGATACGAGTCAATGATCATTGGCACCGACAAGAAAGGTCGCGAAATCTCTATGAGAGATGCCGCTAACGTTATTTCTAATATACTTGACATGTATCAAAGTTATGTTAGATACACTAACGATGCTAAAAATCCTGAAGGTAGTAAATACTACACAAGAGAAGCTTCTACCTACGCTAAGAGCATTAAAGACAAGGTTAAAAAAGTAAATGACATGGATTACGCTTGGTAATCATTAAACCAACTAAAGATTAAACATATCTATAAATAATGAAACACGTAAAACTATTTGAACAATTCATCTTCGAAGCTTCTAACGAGAAGAGAATTAAAGAGATTCAAGCAGAATTGCAGGACATCGAAAAAGAAATGGAAGATGTTCAAGACGCTATGGACAATGGCGACTTTGATGAAGATGAGGCTGAACTTCGCCTAAATGATCTAGACGGTAACAAACTAGATCTAGAAGCTGAATTAGAAAAGCTTAAAGGTGGTGATAAAGACAAAGATCAAGAGAAAGTTAGACCAGTTGTTGCAAAAACAATTCAAATTATTGGAGAATTGAGTTATCAATCTTCTAAATGGTCTGCAATGTTGCAACACGTTCCATCAGATAAGAAAAATTTGATGAAATCTTTGAAAGAGAGAGACGAAGCAGAGGAGACGAAAGCAGATGCAGTTGCAGAAAAGGTGATTGCTAAATGCGATAAGTTAGAGGATAAAATGTCATCGGATATGTTAGCGCTATATTCTTTTGCTAAAGGTGAATATAAATCATCAAGAAAAGCTTTTATGAAAGCAGGATCAGCATTACAAGGTGTAAAAGAGACTTGTAAAGATCTTAAAAAGGGTTGCGATGAAGTTGCAGCTCGTAAAAAGACATACGACGAAGTATTTTCTAAATTTCAACAAGCTCAAGCTAAGTTAAGAGAATTGGCAAAAGTTGCTGGCGTTAGAGTCTAATCTCTAAACAATATAGAGCTATTAAAATGCCAAGCACTAGTAAATCACAACAACGTTTAATGGGAGTTGCATACGCCGTCAAGAAGGGCGATATGCAACTTTCAGACGTTGACGCGACTTACAGAAATAAGGTGTCAGATCTAGTAGACAGTATGACACTTAAACAACTTAAAGATTTTGCAGAAACAAGCCATGAAGGTCTTCCAGAGGTTAAGGAAGATACGATGTTCAGCACGTTGGGTGGAGCGTCTTTATCGAATCTTGGTCCAGGTATGTTGGGTGGGATGGGAGACCCTGTTTTACCCGATGCCGGCTCCGATGGTTCAGGAGATGTACCTGCCGGCCAAGGCGATGCTAAGGAAGAGTATCGTAAGAAAAAGAAAAAGAGACGTAAACTCTTAATGACAATGGAGGAATTCATTGTTGAAAAACAATTAAAGGCATTTTCACCTGATCAACCAGAAGAAGAATCTGTTGGCGGTGGAGATTATGAAAAGGGCTCAGTTCCCATTCCAGATCAAGAAATGATCGAAAAAGGAAATATGCTTAGCAAGGTTCGTCAAATTATTGGCATTGCTAACAATTAATCTGAAACTTTCCTCACGACTGCGATATAAATTACATGGCAGTCAATCAACAACTCTATTTTTTAAAGGCCCTGAACACTATTCGGTCATGTGAAAACATGACTCAATTGGCGGTTGCAGAGTCCGTGATGCAACAATATATTGACATGGAATTATCTTTTGTTAAAGAAGACGAAAACTATGACCATGAATGGCACATGTATACGTTGATGGCTGAACTTTCAACCGCAAAAAAACTTTTAAGTTAATGGGTGCTGAAAATCAAATTGAAGAAATTCTAATGGAGGCTGATGCATACGGCCTTCGTCTAGAGGTGATTGAAACCGCTAAAAAATTCATGGAAGAAGGAATCGAAAGAGTTGAATCGTACGAACTAGCATTTCAAGATTGGGTAAAATGATGACAAATTGGTTAGATTTAGACTATCAAAAACTGTTGAGCGATATCGTTCAAAACGGTAAGATCAAAGAAGACAGAACCGGCACTGGAACAAAGAGCTTGTTTGGAAGGCAGGTTCGCCACGACATGCGAACTGGATTTCCATTGTTGACCACTAAAAAGATGGCGTGGAAAACAATGGTGACTGAACTGCTATGGTTCCTTCGGGGAGATACTAACATCAAGTTCCTCGTTGAAAATGGGTGCAACATTTGGAACGGTGATGCATATAAAGCATACAAAAGTAGGACCAATAATCAAATGTCTATGGATGAGTTCATTGAACTTATCAAAACCAATGAACAATTTGCTGAAATAAACGGTGAGTTAGGACCAATCTATGGTAATCAGTGGCGTGAATGGGGCAGTCAATATGAAACCAATTACATTTTAGGCACTCAAACCAAAAGAAAACCAGGCATAGATCAGATCCAACAGTTGATTGACGACTTGAAGACTAATCCAGATTCTCGCAGATTGATGGTTAATGCATGGAACGTTGAGCAGTTGCCTAATATGGTTCTTCCACCGTGTCACTATGGGTTTCAAGTTTACACCACCGAAATGAGTATTAAAGAGCGTAGATCGCGCTGGGCTGAATCAATCGGGCACAATGATTATTATGCAGTTAACCTAGAACATGAAGATCTTGATGAAAGAGATTTTCCTCGCCGTAAGATTTCATTGATGTGGAATCAACGCTCAGTTGACACGTTCTTGGGTCTACCATTTAATATCGCGTCGTACGGACTTCTACTTACCATCCTTGGTAAGGCCGTTAACATGATCCCAGATGAATTGATTGGAAGTTTGGGAGATACTCATTTGTATCTCAATCACCTTTCACAGGCAAGTCAGCAAATTAGACGTGAGCCATTTGACTTACCATACGTCACAGTTGACATGCCAATCTCTGGCAAAATAGAGGATTTGACACATGACCATATTCGATTGTTCGAATATCAATGTCATGAGCAAATCAAAGCACCGTTAAGTAATTAACTTAACACACTAGAATAAGCCTGAGAGATCAGGCTTTTTTAGGGCTTAGCGACGACCACCTTGGCCTCTGTTCTTCTTCTTGTAGTTTTTACCCGTCTTGTGAACAGAGTTCTTCTTTTTAGCGTGAACGCCCGGTCTCTTTCTTTTAGGTTTGTCAAGAGACATTACTGATGCACTTGCTTTTGCCATTTCTACATAAGTGTGTTATTTGGGTTTATGAGCTATCTATTCGAAAAAAAGTTGCACTTTTTTCACAAAAAGTTTTTTCGGGTCAGATTTATTGGTTATATTTACTTATAACAATTGGTAATAGACACTATGAAAGTAAATCTCAAATCTCTCGCCGTTTCAGCTCTCAGTTTTCTGATCGTAGCTGGCTTAATGAAAGGTTCCGTTCAGGAATTCATTCACTTCGCTGACCCCATTAACGAACTCTTTACCGCCGCCCTTCTTGGAATGGTCGGTATCGCGTCTCTCACAATGTCTTTTGAAACAAAATCAAGTAAATAAATATAATCTAAACCTAAAATAAATTAAAACCATGGTAGCAACACTATCTAACGACGCAATCCTCACGCGGAAAGAGGAATCACTGAATGCACAAGCTCTTCGTAAGACTGTGCCAGTTCGAGACATCAAATTGATCGACGAAAAGACGATCGAGTATCAAGGTCACCGCATTGGAATCACTAATGGTGCTTTCAAGTCCTTGATGAAAATCATTGGAATGAGCAAGCAATTTGCTGATCGCTTTGAACGACTGTTCAATGCTGAAGCTAAAGCTCAATTCATCAACACGGTTAAGAACGCTATGGCTTCTAACCGCGGTAACTTAAGCCAAATCACTTTGGTTTTGAATCCAGTTTCTAAGTTGATTGTCAACTTTACCAAACATTCTAACGAGTTGATCTCAAACTCTCAGTTCATTGAGAATGCAGAAGAGATCATTGATCGCGGTAAGTTTGGAGTAGTAAACTGGACAACTGATCCTGGAACTGGTATCATTACCATCAATGCATTCAATCCTAATGCTTCATGGGCTGTTCCTGGTGATGAAACAGAAGTGTTCCAAGCGGGTATCACTCTTAAGAACTCACCTATCACGGGTTTTCAAGTATCTCCTTACGTAAATCGTATGTGGTGTACTAATGGCTTGACCACCTCAATGGCAGCTGACACTTACAACTTGACTTCATTGACAGCTGATTCAATGGAAAAGTTCAACGAGTACCTTCGTGATCTTGCTAAGCGCCAATTCATGCCAACTGAGTTTGACTCATTGGTTAAGAAGGCCAAGAACACTGCAGCTTCTTTGAAGGAAATGCAATGGGCTCACAAGTTGATTAAAGATGCAGGTGCAGGTGATCGTGCAGACAACTGGATTCCTTTGGCACAAAATGAATTAGCTTACTCTCGTGCTGGAGTTTCAACTAGCGAGTTGAACTCTAAAGAACTTGCTAACGCAACAACTGACCAATCTATCTGGTCTATCGTTAACGGAGTCACTCACTTTGCAACTCACGGTCAAGACATCGTTGAAGGTGTACAAGCACACGATGGTACTCGCTTGATGGTTCAAGCCGGTAACATTCTTGGTAAAGATTGGAACCTTGGCAATCAGGTTCGATCTCCCTTCTCCGGTTTTGGAACCCAAGTTGGAGAATTGCTCAACTAATTCTAATTGAAGAGCGGCCTAGTGCCGCTCTTCTTATCTCTATTCTATGAGTATTCTAACATACGCACAAATCTACCTTGGCCTAGGCATCTTCTTTTCACTATTGATGGATCTAATGCATTACAACATTCGCAATGTAGTTGATGAAGAAACCTACGAAAAGAATCGATACACTACGGCTGAAAGACTATACATGATTTTGGTTTGGCCATTGGTAATCTATTCAGTCATTCTAACCCTTTTTAATGGAACAACAGTTGAAGACTTAGAAAATAAAGTTGAAGCCGAGAAAAAGAAGTTAGAAGATCTTAAAAAGGAAGACGATGCTGAGAATCAGGCTTGAGACATCACCCTGGAACACCCGCCAAGAACAACTTAGAGACAACCCATGGCAGATGATGATCGTCTGTATGATGTTGAATCAAACCAACTACAAACAGGTAGAAAAAGTACGGTATAACTTCTTTGATCGATTTCCAACGCCTGAGGAATTGATGTTTGCATCAGATGAAGAGATCATTGAAATCATTCGATCTCTTGGATTCTATAATCGACGAGCTAAACAATGGAAACAATTTAGCCGCGAGTGGCTCGAATTAACAGACACTTTCAAAGATCCTGTCACCATCCCTGTGGATCGGTTGGGAGATTTAACAGGAGTTGGTAAGTACGCCCTCGATTCATGGAAGATCTTCCAGCTGTATGATTATTCAGTTGATCCGGAAGATCACGTTTTGAACTGGTACATCGATTGGGCTCGTCAAGAGGTTGAAAAGATTGAACGAGAGCAAAACGAACCCAAAGCAACTGTGGTCTATTACTTACACTACGAAGATGAGCGTGAAATGCAATCAGCGTGGAGTAAAAGACAAGATTTCGTTTGTTGCGTGTGGGCTCGAACTCACAGAGAGGCAATTGAAAAGACCAAGAGAATTGCAGGCGGCAAGCACATCAAGATCATGGGTCTCGCCAATGGAAAACCCGAGTGGGTCAATGAAACTAAACACCTTTAATTACGTATAATCTATATGGAAAACAAATCAATTGCACTAGAAGCTCACGAGCTTATTAATAATCGTTCAGAAGAAAAAGATCGCATGTATGGCCCCTTCTCTGAA